ACAGGAAACGCAGACACGGCCACAACATTAGCCACCGCAAGAAATATTCACGGTGTATCATTCGACGGTTCTGGCAATATAGACTTATCTGAAGTCATTCAAGACACTGTAGGTGCCATGTTTTCTAGTAACACAGAAACAGGTATCACAGCAACATACCAAGACAGTGATGGCACAATAGATTTAGTGGTTGGTACACTTAACCAAGACACAACAGGTAACGCGGCCACTGCCACTGCTCTTGAAACCGCTAGGAACATAGCAGGACAGAGTTTCGACGGCACAGGCAACATCACGATTGCATCAACTGACCTATCGAATACAAGTGCTATAACACTAAACACAGCGAGTCAGACCTTGACCAACAAGACACTCACATCGCCACAGATCAACACACAGATTGATTTCTTAGCAAGAGCAGAAGCGAGATTTCAAGATGCGAGTGGTGGACAATTTGTTGCCCTCGAGGCACCTGCAACAATTTCAAGTAGCATAACATTCACACTGCCCGCGGCAGATGGTACTGCTGGACAAGTACTTGCAACAGACGGTGCCGGAGCATTGAGTTTTGCAGATGCTGGTAGTGGCGGTTCTGGATCAAGTTTTCCAAACTCGACCACAAGCACACTGCCAGGCAGTGCTGGAGATTTTGACCTATCAAAAACCAATAACACAGGATCATCGGAAACACCATTCGAGGCAGGCGGTACTGATGCGTTTGGTGTTAATCTGGGTACTGTATTTGACATGATGGATCCAACAGGAGCCACAGAATCAACAGACCTAGGCGATGGAGAAACACACGTAGGAGCATAATAGAATTACGATAAATATCAAAGGAGAAACAAATGCCAACAACATTACAATTTAGAAGAGGAACAACAACACAGAACAATGCGTTCACAGGCGCGTTGGGAGAGATCACAGTAGATACCACAGTAGATGCTTTAAGGATTCACGATAACTCCACAGCGGGAGGGTTTGAGACAGTTGCCAGAGAGGCAAAATACGCCGACGTGGCTGAAAGATATCATGCCGATGCTGTCTACGATCCTGGTACAGTTGTCAGTTTTGGAGGTGAAAAAGAAATCACAAAAACTACAACAGATTCTGACAAGAGAGTGGCGGGTGTAATATCCACAGATCCATACGCAGTGATGAATAGTCCACACAGGCAACCAGAATTATTGAACGAGTATCATCCACCTATAGCACTAATCGGAAGAGTTCCTACTAAAGTTGTGGGCACAATAACAAAAGGCGACTTAATGGTGTCAAGTGCCGTTGAAGGACACGCCAGAGCGTGGAAAGAAGATTCCAGTCCACCTGCAGGAACAGTGATTGGTAAAAGTGTCGAAGACAAAGACACAGAAGAAGAAGGTGTTATTGAAGTTGCTGTCGGCAGACTCTAAACAATTAAATCTAAAATAGTTTGTAATTTTCCTTTAATACTTTTGTTGTTCAAAGTATTTCTTAACCCACCGTGCAAATTCTTAGGCCAACATTCAAAAGCACACCAACAGTATCCAGAATGTTCTTCATTTAATTTTGGTATGAATTCCCCGTCTATTGCTATGAGATATGTGTGAAAGAAAAATTTTTGATCATTTGACGTAAAAAGTTCCAACGGGATGACTTTTTTAAAAACAGGTGTATCGCCTACTTCTTCTGCTATTTCTCTTTTCAATCCCTCAAATGCCGATTCAGTGAAATGTGCTTGACCACCAACTAGACCCCAAGTGCCCTGTGTTTTGGCATCCGTCCTCTGTAAAAATAAAAATCTTTTGGTAGTTGTAGAATAGAACAGTGCTCCTGAACAAACAATATTTTCTTTCATTACTATAATTTAGTGTGATTTTTTAAGGAGTGGTTGCGTCTTGACCAGAAGCATCATCGTTAGCAGTACCGCCACCATCTAACACAATTGTCCAAGTACCAGCCGCATATATACCTTCGTAACTTTTAACCCATTCTGTGCCGTTAAATCTGTACTGTATACCTGTATTCGTATTGGTAACATAATGCAAAGTTGAATCAGGGTTGCTGGCATCAAAAACTTTCTGCCATCTGCCTAATGATGAATTGTACTGTATGATATCACCCACACTGGCCACTAGACTACCCCAAGTTGAACTCTGTAGGGTGGCAGTTGAATCACCTATCGAATCTATGATCAAATATCTATCACCGTCCACAGGTGTGCCTGGTGCGAATGTTGTTGGATTTATAATCTTTTTCACTGCTGTCAAAGTGTTGGCAGGAATAGTGTCGTTGTCGATGGTATATAAAAGTATTGTGTCGTCCAGCGATGTAGTTGCGATTGTACCAATAATTTCGTTTCCAGTTGGCTGTGTCAATCTTATCTGGCTGGTACCGTTCCTCACTTTACCGTATTGATCTAATAAAACTTTCCAGTTCACTGGCGGTCCAAATGTTTGAAATGGGTCAAAGTTATTTGGTTCTCTTGCACCTGAATAATATCCGTCTCCACCTGAAGAAACATTTATTCCTGTTGTACCTAACAATCGTAATTGGTTTCCTGTGACTAACAATCCAAAATTGTTTGGTGTTATGAAACTCTGGCTAATCAATGGGCCGCTTATCAAACCTTTGTTAATGCCACCATCGTCGTCGTAGATACTCATTATTATTTTTTGTACAACGCCAAGTTTTTTGACCTTGACCGGTGGAGATAACCATATTGGCATACTGAAAGTCATCGTGGCCACATCAATTTCTGTGTCTGCACCAACAGGTATACTTCTGGAACTAAATGTGATACCTGTTAATTCCACGTAACTTAAACTGGTCCAATCAATGTAGTTGTCTGACTTCTGTATCTCAAAATCAGGATTAAACAAATACAATATTTGTTCTAAAATTTGTAATTTTTGATCCGTATTAGAACTATAGATATCCGCGGTAACTTCTAGTCTAAAAGGCGAAGGCATTACTTTTTCCACTGTGTATCCTGCACCAAGTCTATTACTGTATGTGCCATCTTCTAATACATCTCGTTCACGTAAATGCTGTTTCTCAATATGATATGGATTCTGCATACGTTCTCTATCATAATTTAATTCTCTAATATAACAAGCAATCTTTGGTGCGTAATTTAGAGCGTTTTCAGAATTGTTACGTATTAAGTTTGCAACTTGTCTAGTAGGATCACCATACACCACAGGCACAGGGCGCAATGCTATTTGATCATCCTTGCCCCTTCCAGTTTCCACAGAAAAATTGTTAAGAATCCTCATAAATTGAGTCAAAAACCTTCTAACCTGTCCTGAATAAAAGTGTAGCATTAATTGTCAGCCTTTGGTTTTAGAGCATTTTCTAATGATTGTCTTTGATCCACAGTTAAACCGTTGATTGTGGATGTCCCAGATGTATTTACAAAGCCAGTTTTTTGTGTTGACCTTGTATCTGTATTTGATAAATTAATTCTTACAGAATCTTCAACCTTTACCCATCTGTTACCATCATATCTAAATAATCTATTAGGCAGATAGTCTGTTCTTAAGAAGAAGTCGCCTTTGTTAATATTTGCATTGGGAAAACTAATACCGAACCCTGCGGGATTTCCGTTTGGTGGTACTCCGTCACCATCCAAGTAAAATCCGTAATGACTTGATGCGGGAGTATCTATTACAGCATTTACTGGAGCGTCTGAATTGACTCTTTCTCTCTCGTCGTTTACGTTATCGGTTCTTACATTTCCTCTTTCATCAATAGGGGTCACATAATACTGTTTATAATTGAATCCAGATTTTGGTGCATCGGCTTCTGCCTGTGCTAGTACTTGATCTGAAATTGATTTCTCTCTATTGAACGTGGACATATAACTGGCTAAAGAATTCTCTGTTGTAGCATCTCCAAGAATATCTCTGTATTCTTGCGAATCTACTAGCGATTTCAATTTCAATCTTAACAAGTGAGGCCACCATGTTTGACTGAATCCTTCCGCGGCTCTGTTCACGTCTTCAATCACGTAATATCTTTTCAGTGCAATAGGAATCGATTCGTCTAGACTGAAGTCATCTTTCATATGCGGAAATTCAAGCACGTCACCACTTATAGGTTTTCTGCCTATCCTTTCCACAATATCATTTAGATGCACGGTTAAAAATAGAGTGTCATTTTGCAAAAACATACCAAACTGCGAAAGATTAAAATCTATGTCTTGGACATTGTAGATTCCTCTAATGATGTAAATATCCGCGTCGTACTTCCTGTCTCTATTTTCTAAGAATAATAAATCCTGTATGGTTCTCTCATTTAGGCTATCACCAGAATATTGTGGCTGTGTTGGCGATGCTGGTCCGTCTTTGTTGGTGTCACCTTGGTCATAAGGCCCAATGTATTTGTGGAAATGAATGTCTGTGCCACCCACAGTAAACATTTCACGAATGTTACGATCAAAGAACTTGTAGTCAGCACCTTTTTCTGGCTTAAAAATAGACAATCTAGGCATATCTTACATATTTATTGCCTATGTCAAACCTATAAATATGTGTATGTCAGAACTCCAAACAGGACAACAAGAAATATTTGATTATGTCAAAAATAACCTCGGTGAAGGTATGATTGACGTAGAATTAGACCCAAAACACTATCAAACGGCCCTAACCAGAGCAATTGATAGATATAGACAAAGAAGTTCTAATGCTGTTGAAGAGTCGTATGCTTTTTTAAAATTAAAAGAAAATCAAAACACATATATTTTGCCAGATGAAATTATCAATGTGAGAAAATTATTTAGACGTACAGTGGGTTCCAGAACTGAAGGTGGAGAAGGCGGTACATTATTTGAACCATTCAATTTGGCCTATACCAACACATATCTTTTGAGGGCAGGTGCTACAGGTGGCTTGGCCACTTACTATGCTTTTGCATCTTATCAAGAGTTGGTGGGTAAATTGTTTGGTTCATTTATACAGTTTCATTTCGACGTTGCCACAAAAAAACTTACTATCACACAGAGGCCAAGAGCAGACCAAGAAACTGTGTTGATGCACACTGATAATTTCAGACCTGATATCACACTTTTCAAAGATATCTATTCTAAACCATGGATAAGAGATTACACACTAGCAGTATCAAAAGTAATGCTAGGAGAAGCAAGAGGCAAATTCAATACCATTGCAGGACCGCAGGGCGGAACCACACTGAATGGTGCGGAATTAAAGACGCAAGGCCTTGCGGAAATGGAAAGATTAGATAACGAAATTGGTAATTTTGCAGAAGGTGGTACACCACACAGTTTTGTTATTGGTTAATTCATAAACTTTTAATTTTAAATAAAACGTTATGTTGGAACCAGACCGTTACAGAAGATACTCAGATCTCACATTAGACGAACTGGAAGAGGTTGTTGAACACCTGGAAAACATGAGTATTGCCGCTCTCAAACAAAACAAAAAAGACTTTAGACAACTAATTTTAAAATCTGCAGAAGAAGCCAAAAAAGAGATTGAAAGACGTCTCAAAATATAGTACAATAAACAAATGCTGATAGGTATTGTTGGATTGATAGGATCCGGAAAAGACACAGTTGCAAATAGACTAGTGGAAAAACACGGCTATGTCAGAGATTCTTTTGCTAAAAGTTTGAAAGATGCTGTGGCTTCTATGTTCAATTGGGATCGTGAAATGTTGGAAGGAAACACAGATTCTAGTAGGCATTGGAGAGAACAGCCTGACAAGTTTTGGAGCGAACGTTTTGGTAAAACTGTGACCCCACGATGGGTATTGCAATACTTTGGCACAGAAGTCATGCGTGGACAAATGTATGATGGCATCTGGATTGACAGTTGCATTGGAAGATACAAAGGACAAAACACCGTTATTTCAGACACAAGGTTTGTGAATGAAATCAAAACTATCAAAGCACACGGCGGCATAATACTTTGTGTAAAAAGAGGGGAATTGCCCACACAAAAACAAATGCAAGAACAAGGTGCTCATAAATCTGAGTGGGATTGGTTAGACAGTGATTTTGATATTGTGATAGATAACACTGGTACAAAGGAAGATCTATATAAAGAAATTGACTTAATCGTCAGCAACAAGATCGCCCATACGCCAACCCAGTCTACGAACACTGCTGAGCCTCTGGCAGTTAGCACAAATAGTTTTTAAATTATTGTAACTAGTATTCCGTAGATTTCCGTCAACAAAGAACACATCCAGTTGGCTCTGATCTTGTGCTTTAAATCCGCAGGTTTCACACTTCTTCAGTTTTTTATACCCAGAACGTTGTAAGGCAGTCACTCCGCCAATTTTTTTATTTTTGTGCTTCCTATTGCAACTATCACATAGACTACGCCAATATATTTTATGGCCTTTTTTGTAGGCATAGGCTCGAGGACGCGATTTGCATTTCGTACACAGTGGTCTTACGGAATCTATCATATAAACTATTTACGTCGCCTATATAGGTACCAAAATATGGTAAATTTTGTCGTAAAAACAGTATGATAATATAAATACTTCAGTATACGTATAACTTGCAAGGAGAAGACGTAAAATGGCAAATTTAACATCACCAGGAGTAGAGGTTTCCGTAGTAAACGAAAGTTTCTATGTACCATCAGATGCGGGTACAACACCTCTGTTTATAGTAGCATCTAGTCAAGACAAGAACAATGGAGCAGGCACAGGCACAGCGTCAGGTACAACAACTGCAAACGCTGGCACAGTATTCTTGCTTTCATCACAAAGAGAATTAACAGAAACATTTGGAGATCCAAAATTCTACACAGACGCATCAGGTAACCCAATTCATGGTTATGAATTGAACGAGTGGGGCCTACAAGCGGCTTACAGTTTCTTAGGAATTGCCAACAGAGCATATGTGTTAAGAGTAAATGTTGACACAGCAGGTTTAAT